CGGCGTTGCGGAGGGCGACGATTAGGGCGGCGTTCTCCTTCATCGGGAACACGCCGTTCATGTCCTCATCCCACGTCGACGCAAGGTGGCCGGTATGAGGCTGCCGCGTCCAAATGCAGGTTTCGTGCGGCTCGTTCTCAGTAAGCCACGGCCCCGGCGTTGCCGCCTGTTCCAGCGCCCGCAGTTCAGATAGGTCTACCTTCATGGCTGCTTGTCCTTAGTCGGCAGCGCGAGGGCGTTGCGATATGCGTTGAACTCGTGAACACACTGAGTTAAGTCGTTCAGGTCGCCACGTAGGTTAGCCAAATCAACCTTGCTCAATTCAGCCGGGGTCTTCGCGTCGATCAGTGCAGCAATGTCACCGGCGTGCTTGAAGGCCTGCCGATATCGCGCGTTCATAGACCGCGTGAGGTCGCGCTCGCTCTTCATGGGTGAGGCTCCTGGCGAATGGCGGCAGCGATATCGTGAGCAATGCGGGCGGCGGGGTACAGGCGCTCCGCAATTCGCGCGCACCTTTCCCGCTCGGCTGCTACGGCTGCGGGAGTGCGGGTTCGCCAGAAGTCTGAACGGGCTAAAACGAACTCGGCGGCATCGCGCCGAAGCGAGGGTGAAAGGTCAATGTCTGGCGTACTCGCGCACCAATCCGCGAGCCCGGCTGAGATCGCATCCCGTAGGCCCTGCGTCACCTCTCCATCTACGCCAGCCATCTGATCGGGGGTGGCGACCTCGCGGGCGAAGGCGAGCATGGCGGCGACGGCCGTATCCGCGTCAATGGCTATCCCGCCTAGCGAACCTTCCCGCACAAGAGTGGCGAACACAGGATGATATTTCTCACCCGGTTCGTTCATGCTGTCAGCCAGCACCTCTCGCGCCTTCACCTCTAGTGGGTTGTCAGCCATGCGATCCTCCCGATGTGTCTTGGGCGATGCCATCGCTATCGCTTGAAAAGAGGGCGACCAGCGCAGTCATATCGGCTTCGGCCAATTCTTCAGCCTCGCGGATGATCGTCGGCAGCATCATGGTGACGGCAGCCTCTATGTACCCGGCGGCCTCACGGGCGCCGTCGCAGGAGCCCGCAAAAGTTGGCGTCCATTCAATTTCGCCGGCATCTTTCCCGACACACTTAGCGCCATACTGCGCAAACCACTTCGCCGCCTTCTCTGCCGGCCGGGCGCGCGCAGTCGCTGCCGCCACGGCGACGGCCTTTGCTTGTGCTACCCGGAATTGATCTAAGCGGCTCTGCGCTGGTGCCGACAGGCACGCGCCATCACTCTGTTTCATGCGATCCTCCTTGGGTAAGGGCGGCGCGTGCGTTGTTGGCAGCCGTGTTGCAGGCGCGAGCGAGCGCGGCGTAAGCATCGGTGTGACGGCGCTTCCAGCCGGCACCACGGGGCTTTTCGGCCTCAATCGCGTCGCAGGCGTCTGCCAGCTTACCGACCCGGCGCTCGTCTAACGGTAGCGGGCTCACTTCCCGCCCCCCGCAGGCGTGTAGCTGTCGCTCGATCCTGTGGCGGCAGCAGCGGCGGAGCCCGACTTGACGACTAGCGGTGACTGACCTCCCGCCCACGGCATCCGAGAACGCAGTTCGGCGAGTTCGGCGGCGCTGACCAGCACCATCCCCGCTGGCACGCTATCGGTGTTCTGGGTGGCGGCAAGAGCGTCGCGAAGGTCGCGCACCGGCTTGTCGTCACCATAAACCCGCATCCCACTGACACCGACCCAGTCGAGCAACGCTTGCGCCGCCTCCCGCACCGATTGTGGGATGATCTCGTTATTGGCTGGCATGAGAGGGCTCCTCCGCTAAAGATTGACGAACGCGGGCCAACAGCGCGTCCCCGGCTGCGTCGATAAACGCGCTCATGTCTCCGCGTCGGAGAGCGTTTCTAGCCGCAAGCCGGGCCGCGATTTCCTCTTGTCTAGGGTCGGCCCGCAAAGCGACGTGCCACCCCTTCACCGGGTCATGTACTGCCGACCAGTTCTTCAACAGGTGTTTCGGCTTGTGCTGCTCGCGCTTAGCGGCAAGCGCCTGTGCTTCTTCACGCGTCACGGCTTCGATCCTCATCATTGGTGGGCGGGGATGCGAGGGCGGCGATCTGACGGGCGCGCTCATAGTGACGGGAGTCGTACCTGATTGGCTGGTCTTCGTGGTACGGTGTGCCGAAACTAGAATTGCCGGCCATGTCCCTCACGAGAGCCAGCGCCTCCCGTAATCCGTCGGGCTCACCTACAGGCTGTGTGGGGTGGAGGGCGGCGCGACCGTTCGCCCAGTCGCAACCCGGCCGGTCACACTTGACGCGCGCTCGCTGTACGCTTGTCGTTCGCGACAGAGCGGTCGATGCGTTGTAATGGTCGAGCATCATTGCATAGTTTGCTACGTCGACCGGATCACCTTTAGCGATGTGGTCGTGCAGCATTGGCAGGAGGAATGACGGCCCACACTGGTCGGGATTGTCCCAGCCGGAACGGCCTTTTTCACGAGCGTGTGCTAGTTTGCCCTTCATTTTAGCCGCAAATCGATCAACCGCCTGATCGTCGGAGTGCGCCTCTCGCTCTACCATGTTGCTCGATCCCTCTGGATGGTTGGGGCTGGTCATTGGGCGGCTCACCCGGAGCCATTCCCGCTACCCGGTTCTGTTTGGTTATGATTGCACCGAACGGGCGAGCGCGGCTTTGGCCTGCTCAATCATGTTGATCGTCACATGAGAAGGACGCCGAAATGCGGTACTAATCTCGCTTCGGAACTCGCGCCAAGCCTTGTCAGCCGCTACTTCATCTTCATACTGCTGGCGCGACAGATAGCAGCGATCACGAAGGCCGAAGCCGCTATTGTCGACATAAAGACTTCTGAGGTCGATCCTGCCACGCTGGCGAGCCGGGTGTTCAGCATCAGTGATTGTTGCCCACTTACGACCCACTTTGGACACAATGACATAATTGCCCTGTGTCGTTCTTCCGCGCGCCTCTACAAGCCATAGCCGGTCGCCGACCTTGAGCGGGGGTGCCACGGTAAGTTCATCATCATCCATGACGGCTATCCTCGTCTAACAGGTAGGCTTTCAGGGCGATGCCGAGCGGTGTGAGGCGGTAGTAGGTGCATTGCGCGCACCCATCTTGCCATTCTCGCTGGCATAGCTGCGGGCACTTCGTCGCCAAGGCTGCAACAGACTGGCGAGATAGCGACCTAGGCGCCGGGGTAAACTCGGCCGAAAGGGCAACTACAGCCGCCCGCATCCCCTTCGTCAGCTTTCCCGCCAGTACCGAGAGATCGTTGCCGGGCTTCATGCGGCGAGCCTTTCAAGTCGATCGGCGTACGCTTCGACACCGCGCCACTCGTCCGGAGTGCCGGCGAAGAGGCGCAGTCGATAGCGGTGATGGTTCTGGGCAAGGCTGGTGCTGTCACAACTCACGAACGGGTAATCACCGCCGACTGCCACGCCGCGAAGCATGTGCGTCACCGGCCACTGATTACCGAACAACGTGGCCACCTCGTCCATGCGAGCGCGGTAGGCATCGCAGCCTACCGGCTCACGCTTCGGATCGCCGATCCAGCCAAGGCATACCCGGTCGAACCGCTCACACAGGCGCCCAAGCCGATCAATCGGTCCATCCATGTGCCAGACCGGCGCGCCCCGCGAGCGGCCGAATGGCCACTCGTTCAGCAGGCCATCGTTGAGCTGGGACGGCGCGGCCGGCTTGTCAGGAACTACCGCCCACCGACCGGGCGTAAACAGCCTATCCTCAAGCCAAGCATAGTAGGTCGACCAGTCGTTGCGACCAGCCTCCATCGGGTCGATGCCAGCCCGGACAGCGGCCATCCAGTAGGAGAACGCCCCGTTATCGTACATGACGAAAGGAGCCTGTGCCTCAACCTGGGCGGTGCTGTCTGGGCGATAGAAGCTGACGCAGAACGCGCGCGCACCGGCAGCGGTAAGCGCCTCACGCGGGGTTAGCGGCGTGCCGTGGTAGACCAGCGCCATCATGCGACCCACCGGGCATGAATGCCCTCAGCATCGCGGCGCACTTCGACCTCGACGCAGTTGACCAGCGTCCCGACCGCGCGCGCAATGTCCTCGTTCCACTCTAGATCAACCGGAAGCGGCTTGCCCTCCCAGCCGGCGAGCAGCATGTCGAGCCCGGCCTTGTGCAGGCGAGCGTCAATCCGTGTTGGGCAGTCAAACCACGCGGTGACGTGCCAGCGGTGAACATGAAGCTCTGGTTCGGCGCAGCGATGCGCGGCCGTGAACGATCCACTCACGCCGATAAGGACCCCGCTCATATCGTCACCTCACTGACGCTATTGGTGGGGGAGGCAGGAACCTTGGGGACGTACAGCGTCGGCCTGTCAGCGTCGCGAAGCGGCCATACCGGAGTGCCGTCAGGGCGGCGGCGCTCGGAGCGCGCGAGGATGTCGCGGTAGGTCATGCCGCCCACTCCCGCCGCACCGGTTCCGACCAGCGCACGTCATGCTCGGCACCGAACGCGAACATCGCTTCAATGATCTCGCTCATCTCGCCCTTGCGGAGCGAGCTGGAGCGATAGCCAACAGGCACCACCCCGCCTTCTAGGCCGGGCTCCCACTCGACCTTGTGGCCGCAGGCGTCCATGAACAGCGCCTTCCACTTGTCGGTGGACAGCACCCTCCCGCCGGGCTTGGCCCGCGCAATATCGGACAGCATGGCCCACATGCGGGTGTTCTGCTCAGTGGTGCGCGTTGCCTCGCTGACATTGACCACTGCCCCGACCGGAGCGGCGTCGATCAGCTTCTTGGCGAGGGCGCGTTGAACGTCCCCGACCAGGCGGACGGTCTGGCCCCTCATATCCCGCTTTCCCAGAGTTGGCGGGCACGCTCCAGCAGGTCGATGCCGTAGGTTGCCGTGAAGCCGGCATGGCCAAGCGCTTCGACGCTCTCATGCGGGCCGAACTGGATCATGTGGTGCTTCGGGCACAGCGGCACGATCCGCTCATGCGTGCGGGTCAGGCGCTGGTAGCCGTCGCTGGTGACGTGATGCACCGTCGAGGGGCTATCGCAGACTAAGCACCCCATCGCGGCCACGCGCGTCAGGTGACGGCTTTCGGCTGCGGTGTTGGCCCTGCGGCGGTACGGTTTCATGGGGGAGCGCGCGAGCATCTGTCAGCTCCTAAAAAGGAATGTCGTCTTCAAGCTCGGCGTTGCGCCAAGCGTCCGGATCATTCGCATCGGTCTTGCCGGTGGCGACCACCTGACCCTCGATCTTCTCGCGGAGCCATTTAGGCAGCTTGTCCAGCGAACCCGTGTTGTCGTTATCGTATAGGGTGGTGCCGTTCTCAGCCTCGGGCGCGGGCATCCCCTTCGGCATCCCACCGATTGCGCCGACGTTGGCATAGGTCTTGCCGTCCTTGCTATTGTGGACGATCGAGATCATCGCCCCAACCCCGAGCAACCGGGAAATGTCAAAGCCCTTCAACTCGGCTTCGGTGAACGCCCGGCCGCGCCAAGACTGGAGGTCCTTGCGAAGGTTAGCCTTCTCGCCGAGCGAAGCGGTGTAGGTCTTGCCGATGACAACCGGGCCTTCCTGCTTCTGGTTGTTGCCATCGGTCCACTCGGTACGCTCGCCGGGGATTTGCCATCGGACGTAGATCTGGTGCTTGACGCTCTCGACGCCCGAATAAGTCGTCTTCTGCTTGCCGAGATCGACAACCATGTCGCAAACCGCGAAGTGGGTGCCCTCGGGCGCAGGGGTGAAGTCACCGCCGCCGGTATCGCTAACGATAAGCGCCATTATTTCCTCCTGATGATGATGGATGGCCGGGCCGGTTCTGCGGTCAGCCAGTTGGGCAGCGTCCCGTCAGGCGAGTACGCGGCGTTGATCTTCGCCATGCTCGGCGTGGTCTTCATCTCACACAGCGCGTCAGGTACGGCGGCCTTGTCGGTGATCGCCAGCTTGGCCGCCACGGTGCGGAGCGACAGGGTGGCCTCGGGCAGCGTCAGCTTGCCCCGGCCGACCGCGCCCATGATCGCCGCCAGCGCCTTGCGGTATGCGTCCAGGCGAGCGTCGTAGCGGTCACGGCGGGCCTTGCGGCTCTCCATCTGCGCCGTGAGCGCGTCCCGGTCGCCCTCGTCCCGCTCCATGGCGTTCAAGATGCGTTGCAGCACGTCCAGGGCGTCGGTTTCGCCCTCCAGCATGTCGAGCAACAGCCGGTCGTCGTCGCCGTCCTCCGCAAGCATGTCGCGGACGCGGCGGATCGCAGCGAGGGTGAGGTCGACCCTCATGCCTCGCCTCCTGCCGCAAGGATGCGAGCGCGGCGGATCATGGTCCGCACAGTGGTGTTGTGAACCCGCTTGCGCACTGGCTCGAAGCCGAAGGTTCCCCGGCTAAGCGCCCGCTCCAAGCGAACAACCCGTGCTAGCGGGTGACGGCCGTAGGCGGTGTCGATCTGGAGGCTGGCGAGACTCATGCCGCCCTCCCCAGCAACGCTGCATCGAAAGCAGCGTTATGCTCGTCAGTGACGACGCGGATGGCCTGATCGACGCTGGTGGTATTTTCCTCCAGCCAGTCGTTGAAGGCGTCGGCCGCTTCGGTTTCGTCGTCGGTGTCACCGATCCCGCACCGCTCGTCGGAAATGAAGCTGTCCCGGATGCCATCGAGCATTGCAAACAGGGCTTTCCGGGCGCCTGCAACCTCGGCGCGAGCGCAGCGATAGTCACGCTCCTGCCACGTCTCAGGGTCACGGAAACGCCGCCCCTTCCCGGCCTCGACCACGGCAGCAAGCAAGGGCTCGTCGGCCGCGTCCTCCAGCACGAACATGGCCTTGATGATTGGCCGGGCATGATCGACCCAAGCGTTGCAGGCGCGCAGCTTGGCCGGGTCGTTGGCGTACATGCTGTCGGCGCCACCAGCGGTAGCGATGGCGTCTTCGGCCATAGCAGCGAGAATACCTAGCCCGCGCCTGTCGAGCGTTTCGAAAGCCGGCGCGCTCACAGCCCCTTCCTCGCCATGCGAGAGATGAGGTGATCGTATTCCTCGTCGGTGAGCGGGCAGGTGCGGCGCTCAAGAGCGAGCTGGTCGAAGTGACCCTGGATCAGGGCGCGGCGCAAAGCGCGGCGAGCTAGCTCAACCTTGCCGGCGGGGGTGATGGGGGACTGGAACATCGGTTGCTCCCCAGGCTGGATGCCTGTTGAACAACATATCCGCTTTTCGGATTACCCTGTCAATCCGGTTTCCGGATTATTTTACAGCCGGTCGGTCCGGTCCAGAAGCCGCAACACAGCTTCGTCATTGAGCGCGCGCAACCGATCCGCTATTTTGCCCAAACGATCAGCGACGAGACTCAACTGTATCATGATGCCGAAAAGGGCGGCAATCGTCAGGGCGCTTCCAAGGCCACTCATAGCCCGGCCGTGTTCCCGTAGCTGACAACGCGACCGATGACAGAATACGGCTTCTCCGCCAAATCAACCACCGTATGCAGCGGATTGTTGGACACTGGCTCGAAGCGCGCCGGGTCGCCAACATAGCGTTTGACCGTCGTTTCGTGGTCTTCATTCTCGATGAGATAGACACGGCCTGCGTAAAGACGACGCTGGTCCGGATCGACCACAGCCCATCCGCCCTCGGGTAGCAGCTTGTCCATGCTGTCACCCTTGATCTCGACGCCGAAAGCGCGGTCGCCGGCCACGCCGCCTACCATCGGGAAACGGCGGATCGGTAGCTGAACCGCCTCGTTCCAACATCCCGCTGCGGCAAGCCCAATGACAGGTATCCACTGGATAGCCGGCCCCTCCTCCAGCTTGAGGAAGGATCGCAGCTTGGCGGCTTCTTCCAAACCCAGCTTTCGTGAGCCACGGAAGATATTGGACACGGCGGATTGGCTCGGCAAACCGGCCACCTCGGCCAGCCGGGTTTGGCTGACGCGCTGGTCCTTCGCCGCCTTCCGTATCCGCTCGACAAGTTCGCTCGCTGCCATCGGGGCATAATGCCGCACATGCCAAGGGAGTGCGCCCTTCAAGATCGGATAACAAGGCCCTTGCGGAACTATCCGGTTATCGGATAGTAAGCGGTTCATGGACGTGACCGCAGAGATTTTCGACGTTCTTGGAGGCGCGACGGCGATTGCCAACGCGATCTCCGAGCCGGTGCAGACCGTGCATAGCTGGAAGGCGAGTAAACGCATCCCGCCGTGGCGCCGAAAGCGGCTTCTCGATCTGAAGCCGGTAGAGGGGAAGGCTCTTTCTGCATCGGCCGTTCAGTACCTTGCGTCCAGCGAGCGCCAGCCGGCCACAAAGCCCGCTGAACAGCCGGCAAGGGCCGCATGACCCCGCTTCACATCGCCCTCGCCCTCGCTGGCGTTTGCGCGCCTCTGTTCACCTACGGTGCCGCTCGCTCGCTGGTCCGGTTCTACGCCGATGCCGTAGCGGAGTGGCAACAAGTTCCCGCCCCAATTCCAGGGGCCGACCGCGCCGGCGGTTCTAGCAATGGCTATCCTGCGCCTCAAGGCGTCACAGCGAGAGGGGCGGCGGCGGCAGCCGATCATAGACTCGCTAAGGATGGCAACGGCGCACTTCACAACGGCGAGGCCTCGCGCTCGATCGCGCCAATGGTCGCGCGGGGCGTCGCCGCTTTTTCTTTCACGCCGGGGCGGCCCGAATGAGCGGGATCGCTCAGTTGCTGTACCGGCACGTCCTGCTTGAGCGCGTCAGGCCCGGCCTCACCGCCATCGGCGTGAGCATCCGCATCTCCCCACGACAGGGCCAGGCTCACCAGCAGCAACCTCGCAATGAGGATGCGGAACGGCTTCGGCCCGTCTTGCCAGCGAGGATGATCCACAAAGTCCATAACGGAGGCAATAGCCGTGGCTGATCCGGCAATCCCCCCACTCCACCGCGCCGTTTCGGGTTCGAAACTGATCGACACGCTCGCCGAGAGCCTGACAACGATCAAGGCCGAGGACGAGCTGACCGACGCTGACCTCGGCAAGGTCATGCACAAGGGCGTCGACGCGGGCAAAGCTTACCGCACCGGCTATGCCGAGATGGGCGCTGTAGCGCTCCTGCGCGCCATCGAGAAGTGGAACGGCCGCTTCGCCAACGACGCCTTCGCCCTGATCGGCATGAAGGTGACGCCTCTTAGCCGCGAGGTCTGCACCGATCAGTCGCTCCAGACGCGCCTTGCCAAGCTCATGGTCGAGGTGTCGCTGGCACTGGAAGACGGCAAGATCGATGACCTTGAGATCGCCCGCATGAAGCGGACGCTAATCGAAGCTGGCGAGGCAATCGATTGCTACCGGGGTAAGGCAGCGTGAAGGCCCGCCCTGCCCCTGCCCGCTTCCCCTACCTCAATCACCGCACGGTGGCCGAGGTTTGGGACGACGAGGCCCGTATCGCCGCCCTGCCTCGGCAGCGCGAATACTACCCGCGCCCGAACGCTCGCCGGAAAGTCGCATAATGGGCGCTTCTCTCCACCGCCCCGGCAACAAGTCCTTCCAGGGCGCCCTTAGCGTCGAGCCCACGTACCATGAGGCCGAGCTAAGCTGCGCTGCGCTGCTCAAGGCAATGCTCTACACCGGGCAACACCGCATTAGCTATCCAGAAGCGGTCGCGTATGCCGCCAATCTCGGTTTTGACCGGTTCAAGGTCAAAGAGGGGCGCGTCATATGACGCTGAAGGAACGCCTCCGCTGGTCGCCGTGGTTTACGCCCACCCGCGACCCTCGCGCCGAAATGGAAGCCGATCTGGACCGGTGCCTCGCCAAGCGCCGGATCGTGCGCGCCGAGCGGAGTGCGGCTGCGCTGCGGGGCATCGCCAACAAATCCCGAGCCGGCCGGGCATGATCCGCTTCGTCGTTCCAGGTGTGCCCGTAGCGAAGGGCCGTCCCCGTCTCACGACGCGGGGCGGCTTCGCTCGCGCCTACACGCCAGGCAAGACGGTCGCCTATGAAGGGCTAGTCGCGCACGCCGGGCAGGCCGCCATGGACGGCACGGCGCCGCTCGACGGCCCCTTGCGGCTAGAGATCGTCGCCACGTTCCCGATCCCGGCGAGCTGGTCGAAGAAGAAGCGCGCTGAGGCCGTAGAGGGCACCGCCTGGCACACCTCACGCCCAGACGGCGACAACATCCTGAAAGCGATCGGCGACGGTCTAAACGGCGTCTGCTGGACCGACGATAGCCGCATTGCTTCCAGCGAGGTGGCCAAGCGCTACGGCGTGGTTCCTGGCGTTGAGGTGCGGGTGCTGCCTCTGTGATGCGCAACCCCGGCACCCTTCCTTCAATCGCTATCGGCAAGCGCGTCATCGTCCGTCTGCGGAACGGTAGCGTCTGCGGCCGTGAGCCGGTCGGTAACGCCCTACCCAACGGCTGGGCGGCCGACGGGCGCTTCGGGTGCCGCTGGAGCCTGACGGGCTCCCCGTTCGACATTGTGGCGTGGGAGATCGCCGCGTGAACACTGATAGCCGGCGTAAACAAGGACTCGACCGCTCGTGCCCTTCGTGCGGTGCGTTGCCTAACCATCAGTGCATCGGCGTTCGGGGAAAGCCGCGTCATGCTCTGCACGCTGATCATCATGCCCAAGCACGTGGGGAGTGTCCAGCGTGAGCGTCCGCCTCATGTCGGCCGTTTGGGACCTCGACCTCCCGCCCGGCGAAAAGCTGGTGCTGCTCGCGCTCGCCGATCAAGCAAACGACGAGGGGCGCCAGTGCTGGCCGGCTGTCAGCACAATCGCGAAGCGCAGCGGGCAAGGCGAGCGTACCGTTCGTCGCGCGTTGCACGACCTTGAGGCGAAGGGGCACCTCACTCGCGATCATCGCGACGGCAGCAGCACGCAATACCACGTTCACCCCTGCCAATCTGGCACCCCTGACAAATCGGCACCCCTGCCAAAAACGACCGCGACCCCTGCCAATTTGGCACCCAAACCATCAAGAACCACCACTTCTCCGAAGACTACGTCTTCTCCGAAGAAGCGCGCGGCTAAGCCGCCCGCCTTCGTCCCGCCTAGCGATATACCGGAAGCTGAGTGGGACGGGTTCGAAGAAATGCGGAAGCGGATCGGCAAGCCGATGACGCCGAAAGCCCGCGACCTCGCCGTCACCCGGCTCCGCCGCCTTGCTGACGATGGCTACCCGCCGGGTGACGTGCTGAACCACTCCATCCTCAACAACTATCAGGGCCTGTTCCCTCCAAAGGACGAACGAAATGCAGCAGTTCAGCGAAACGGTGCGGCGGCTGCTCGACCAGCCAGCGGGTTCACGGCAGCTCTCCAGCGCGCCGCCGGCCATCGTCCGACCGACCTCGCAAGCTGAGTGCAACGCTCTCCGCGAATGGGCCGAAACTAGCGCGCCAAACCGCCCGGTCACCGCGTCGGTGGCCGAGCTGGCCGATTGCCTCTCGTTCATCGACGCCGCGTTGCCCTCGAAGAATGTGGACGAAGCTACCGGCGAGCGCCGAACCGCCGTCTACGCCAGCTTGCTCGGCAGCTACTCGACCGACGCGCTGGCGTTTATGGCCCGCGAGGCCTGCCGCACGCTCGACTGGTTCCCGACGCCGCGCCAGTGCTTGGACTTGATTGCCGGCTATCGGCCTCCGGTGTCAGACCAGGAAATGGCGCTTCGGTTGTGCAGCGACTTCACCCAAACCCAGCTTGAGCGCTGGCTGGACAATGTGCGCGATGGGCAACCACTCGGCGACGTGCCTGATCAATGGCTGCGGATCGCGGTCGAGCGGGGCCACGTCCGCCGGCTGGATGACGGCAGCTACGTTTCGCGCGCCTCCTATCACACCTGTCTGAGGGCGGCATGACCCTCACCGACAACTTCACACACAAGCGGCGTGCGCGCCGGCAGGAGGTATGATGACTGAGTACGATCCTAAGCTGGTCGAGCGCATGGTAGCGTTGGTACGCGGCGTTGCCGCATGGGATAAGTCACCGTGGGAAGGCGATTTGGTCGAAGCGCATGCGGCGTTCGTAGAAGCCTGCGCCATCGTTGCTGAACTACCAGCACCGGTTGATCCCTACATGCTTGCCGCCCGTAAGTCGGTCGCGTTTGCGTTCACCAACTTAGGAAGTGAATTGGAGAGGCAAGTCATGGCAGGGCAGCATGATAGCTGCCAAGCTATTCAGTCGATCCTAGCAATGCGCGTCCGTGTCGAGCAGCAGGAGACGCGGTGATGCCACGTTTCCGTAAGCCAATGCCACCCGACTTCGCACGATACGCGGATAAGGAAGGCAACCTGAAGCTGCGCAAACGGTTTGGTGTCGGTGGGCTGACGATTGAACTATGGCGGCGTCAGTTGGGCGTTAGGTTCACGCCTCCCGCGCCCAAGCACGTTCCCAAGATGACGGTCGCACGGCGAGTGAAGCGCTATGCGCGGCTACCCGATGAGCGCATTGAGGAGCTGGCCGACTTCGGAACTGACAGTCTGGCAACGGCACTAGACCTTCGTACATTCGAGCGAGAGTGGTAGCCTGCAAACTATGCCGTGGCAAAAAGGACAATCGGGCAACCCGAACGGTGCAAAGCGGGTAACGCTCGCGAATGGCATGACCCTTCGTGATATGGCGCGCTCACACACCGACAAAGCGATCAAGGCGCTGGTCAAGGTCATGAGCGACGAGGCGTCGACCGATGCGGCCGTGATTGGAGCGGCTGTGGCGCTTCTGGACCGTGGCTGGGGCAAGCCTGCGCAGTCGGTGGAGATCACCGGCGCAGAGGGCGGCCCGATCGAGACACTGGACGTGGGCAAGGCGCCTGCGGACGTGCTTAGGTGGATCGCGGCGCAGCAGAGTAGCGATGAAGCTGCCAGCACTCACTAGCCGCGACGTAGAAGCGGCTCGCAATGAACTGGCGCGGCGGTATCTGATCGACTTCACCCGGCGCACGTTGCCCGGCTATCAGCCCGCCGCGCATCACCTTCGGATTGCCGAGCGGCTTGAAGCGGTCGAGCGGGGCGAGATTGATCGGCTGATGATCTTCATGCCGCCTCGCCACGGCAAGAGCGAGCTGGCGACCCGTCGCTGGCCGGCATGGTGCATGGGCCGCGATCCCCGCATTCAGGTTGCCAGTGCCAGTTATAACAGCGATCTCGCGATGGACTTTGGCCGGCAGGTTCGCAACATCGTTGGCTCGGGTGAGTTTGCCAGCGTGTTCCCTGGTGTAGGCCTTTCGAGCGATAGCAAGGCCGCGAACCGCATGAACACCAACCGGGGCGGGACTTACGTCGCTGTGGGCGTGGGTCAGGCTCTTACGGGGCGAGGCGCGGACATTCTCTTGATCGATGACCCGTTGAAGGATCGCCAGGAGGCAGACAGCGAAACAGTCCGCAATGCGGTGTGGTCATGGTACACGTCGACGGCTTACACGCGGCTTATGCCTGGTGGCCGGGTCGTGGTCATCCAGACACGATGGCATGAGGACGACCTTGCCGGGCGCCTGTTGAACGACAAGGGCGGCGATCAGTGGGAGGTGTGCGAACTCCCGGCGATCAACGCCAGTGGTGCGGCGCTGTGGCCCGAGTGGTACGATGTGCCTGCCTTGCGCCGGATCGAGGCAGCAATCGGCCCGCGTGAGTGGGCGGCTCTATACCAGCAGTCACCGACGCTGGACGACGGTGGCTACTTCAAGCGCGACTGGTTCAAGCGCTGGACCACCCTGCCCTCGTTGCACCTCTACGGAACGAGTGACTATGCGACGAAAGACGGCTCAGGCGATTACACCGTTCATCACGTGTGGGGCGTTGATGCGTCGGGGTCGCTTTATCTCGTGGATCGCTGGCGGGGTCAGACTACCTCTGACGTGTGGATTGAACGTCAGTGTGACCTTATTCAGGCGCATAAGCCGCTAGCATGGTTCGGCGAGGCCGGGCCTATCTATCGCGCCGTCGAGCCCGCTTTGATGCGCCGGATGCGTGAGCGGGGCTGCTACGTGCGGATGGAAAACCTGCCGAGCATCAGCGACAAGCCGACCAGCGCGCGTGGGTTTCAGGCAAGGGCATCGATGGGCAAGGTCTATCTGCCCGACACTGGCGAGGGGGAAGCCGTGCTGGACGAGCTGCTACGCTTCCCGGCCGGCAAGTACGACGACGAGGTGGACGCCTGTTCCAAGATCGGCCGGGCACTTGATCAGGCCCACCCGGCGGTGGTGCAGGTGCAGACGATCAACCCGAACCCGCGCGATGGCTGGACCTCGCATCAGCGGCGTGATGAAGTGAGCGTCTGGGCTTAAACTGTCGGGAGCCTATGCCCGAACAGAACGCCCGCGCCGCTGAGATTGCCCGCCTGGAGCAGATGCGCGCCATGTCCGAGCGCATGGGTTCGGGCTACCGCGACCGCATCGCCGAAATCGATAAGCGACTGGCAAAGCTGAGGGAGGCGCAGTCGTGATCGCCTCTGCGCCAGACGGTGTGAACGAGATCAGCGGCAAGCAGGACACGATCCCTGAAGCCCTCAAGCCCGCCAAGCCCGATATGGCCAGGCTGCGGCGCATGTTTGACAGTTCGCGCGAGGCTACCAGCGAGGCCCGTGCCGCTGCTGAGAAGTTTCGCGACTATTTCGACGGCAAGCAGCTTTCGAGTGAAGTGCTGCGGGTGTTGGGCCTTCGAAAGCAGCCCCCGATCTGGACCAACCGCATCCGACCAGCGATCAATGGTGTTCTCGGCACGCTCATTGCGGCAAAGGCCGACCCACGAGCTTACCCGCGCAACCCGAGCAACGAAAACGAGGCGGACGTAATCTCCAAGGTGTTGCGGTTCATCGCCGACACCAACCGTTTCGACCAGACCAAGATCGATTGCGCCGAGAACCACCAGGTCGAGGGTATCTGCGCCTGCATCATCGAGGCGGACGGCGACGACGTGCCGGTGTCGCAGGTCCGGTATGAGGAGTTCTTCTACGATCCCTACTCGCGCCGGCATGACTTCAAGGACGCCAAGTATCTGGGCATCGCCAAGTGGATGTATGCGGCCGACGTTCAGGCACTCTATCCCAAAGCCTATCAGGAGATGGGCGACCCGATCGATGGCGCAGTAAGCGGGTTGGAAGCGACGTGGGGCGACCGTCCCGAGAACACCCTACCTTGGATCGATAAGGCCAAGCGCCGGCTAATGGTGGTGGAAGTCTATTACCGCGAGGGCGGCGAGTGGATGCGCTGCGTCTACTGCGCGGCGGGTGTATTCGACCATCAGGTTTCGCCCTATCGGGATGACCGGGGGCATAGCGTCTGCCCGATTGAGGCCACCAGTTGCTATGTGGCTCGCGACAATACGCGGTATAGCGGCGTGCGGGACATGATCCCGATCCAGGACGAGATCAACGCCAGCCGCTCGCGAGCGCTCCACCTGATGAATTCCCGGCAGGTGCAGCAGAGCGATCCGCAAGCAGGCCCGGTTGACCCCACGACGGCGCGCGAGGAAGCAGCACGGGCGGACGGCGTTATCCCGGCTGGCTGGCGATTAGTCCCCACGTCCGACATGACCGCCGGCAACATGGAGCGTATGAAGGAGGCCAAGGCCGAGATCGAGCGCATGGGGCCGACGCCTGCCATTCTTGGCCGTACCGGCGCCGAGAGCCAGTCGGGGCGAGCGCGCCAAATCCTGCAAGCGGCCGGCATGACCGAGCTGTCTCGGCCACTCGGGCATTTGGAGGATTGGGAGGAGCGCGTCTATCGCCAGATGTGGTTCCGCGCCAAGCAATACTGGACCGGGCCGCGCTTCGTGCGGATCAGCGCTGATCAAAACGCGTTGCAGTTCCTCGCCCTCAACAAGCCTGTCATGGCGCCAGTGCAGCGCGAGGTGCCGTTGGTGCATCCTGAAACGCAAGAGCCTGTCCCCCACCCCGAAACAGGCTATCCTCTTACTACCGTGGTCCAGTCCATCGAGCCGGTCGGGTACGAGAACCAGATCAGCGAAATGGACGCTGATATCATCCTCGATACGGTTCAGGACACGGCCAACCTCGCGCAGGAGGTGTGGGCCGACCTGCTTCAACTCGCTCAGACGGTGCCGATCGGCTCGCCGCAGTTCATGATCGCGCTGGAACTGTCGCCGCTGCCGAACAAGGCGGAGATCATCGAGAAGATCAAGACGTATGCGGCGCAGCAGCAGCAGGGACCGGACCCAGCCCAGCAGGCCGCGCAGCAGCTTGAGTTGGCGGATAAGCAGGCGGGTGTCGCGCAAAAGCAGGCTTCGACCGAAAAAGACCTCGCCAATGCTGCACGCACACGGGCGGAAGCAGAGACCATGCTGACCGGGGCTACCGATCAAGCAGTGGGCGCAGGAACTACCCTGCACTTCTAGCACCACTAGCGCTTGCGCATCCTCCATAATGTTCCCGCTCCTATGCTTGAATAGGAGACGGGTCGCCGTCGTGCGGGCGTTTTCGGGTTTCGGCCCGTCAAACCGAAACGGGCCGCCGCCGTTGCCGGGCGCTGCGTGAGCCGCCGACGAACGGGCGGGAGGGGTCACAATGGACGATTTCGAGCGCGTTTTTGATCAGTCCGAACCGGCGCCGATGGAAGCGGTTGCCGAGCCGGTGGTGGTTGAGGACGTAACTCCCCAGCCGGCAGCCGAACCCGAGCCTGCCGTCGCCGTGGAGCCCCAGCCGGAGCCTGAGCAGCCCCGCGAGGACAATGGTCGGTATGCGCCGATCAGTGCCCTCCAGGAGGAGCGGCAGAAGCGGCAGGAACTCGAACGCACTGTCGCTGAAATGCGGGCGGCGCAGCAGCTGAAGCCGCAGCCGGCCGAACAGCCGAAGGTTCCCGACCCTTACGATGATCCCCAGGGCTATCGCCAGTTCATCCAGAACGAAACGCGCGAGCAGTTGTTGCAAGAGCGTTTCCGGATGAGCCAGGAGATGGCTCGTACGCAATACGGCGCCGAAACTGTCGACGCTGCCAAGGCATGGGCGCAGGACCGAGCTTCGCGCGATCCGGCGTTCGACATGGCGTTGTCCCAGCAGGCGCACCCAATCGCGTGGATCGTCCAGCAGCACAAGAAAGACGGCCTGATGGCCGAGATCGGCACCGACCCGGACGCCTATGTCCGCCGTCGCGCGGCCGAGCTTGGCATCGGTGCCGTTCCCGCAACCCCGGCGGCCCCGGTCGCCGTTCCGCAATCGGCTCCTGCTCCGACACCCCGTTCGCTTGTCTCCGCGCCCGCCGCTGGCGGTGCTGTGAAGGACATTCCGACCGGACCTATGTCGGCGCTGGATGCTACCTTCAAGTGAGCATAAGCAATGGCAGAAGTTCAACTGGCCTCCGCTTCCGAGAAGCAGGTCTGGGTAACCGGGTTTCTCACCGAGTATGTCCGAGAGTCCGGCCTCAAGCCGTACATGGGCACCGGCGAAACCTCCATCATTCGCATCCGTAAGGAGCTTCAGTCGCAGGCGGGCGTGGCGATCAACGTCCCGCTGGTCACCCGGCTCAAGGGGCGCGGTGTCGTTGGCGCTGAGGTGCTGAGCGGCAACGAGGACGACCTCGGCAACTACAACGACCAGGTGCGGGTCAACTGGCTTCGCAACGGCGTGCGCGTGCCGAAGTCGACCAGCTATCGCACCGAAATCGATCTGCTCGACGCGGCCAAGGTGCAGCTTCGCACGTGGGACGCCGAGCGCCTTCGTGACGACGTGATCGCCGAGATTGGCTCGGTCATCATTCCCGGCGTGCAGGATGCGAACGGCATTGCTGGCACTGACTCATCACTGCTGTTCGTCAACGCCACGGCGGCGCAGAAGAACACCTACCTCCAGACCAACAGCGATCGGTTCCTGTTCGGTAACGCGATCAGCAACGGTTCGTCGGGCGTCTATGCGACGGCGGCGGGCAACGTCAGTGCTTCGACCGGCAAGATGACGGCGGCCACGATCACTCTCGCCAAGCGCATCGCGCGCACGGCTGGGCAGACCACGGCCACCACCAACATCCGGCCGTTCAAGTCGGACATGACTTCCGGCCGCGAGTGGTTCGTCATGTTCGTGCCGAGCTTGGTGTTCCGCGACCTGAACGCCGATCCGGTCATCATCCAGGCCAACACCCAGGCTCGCGCCCGCGAGGGTGATGCGATGGAGCGCAACCCGCTCTTCCAGGACGGCGACCTGATCTACAACGGCGTCATCATCCGGGAAATCCCGGAGTTCAACGCCGCCAACGGCATGATCCTGCCGGGCGCGGGCGCGGGCGGCATCCAGCTCGGTCGCTCGTTCCTGATGGGTCAGTCGGCGATCACCGTCGCTTACGGCCAGGATCCCCGCCCCACCACGGCGAAGGACGACGACTACGGCTTCCGCCCTGGCGTCGGCATCGAGGAGCTGCGGGGTCAGAAGAAGACCTCGTACCTCGGCCAGATGTACGGCGCGGTCGAGATCGTCACCGCCGCCACCCCGGACAATTAAGGAGTAGCGATCATGGCAGCATATCAGAGCATTGAGGTCGCCCAGCGCTACCCCGTTTCGGGACCCGGTATGGGTGGCCGCAAGGGCGAGCATGCGCGCGGCGAGTTCACCACGACTGCCGCGCTGGCGGCAGGCGACACGGTCGACCTGTTCTACCTTCCTCCTGGCGCGCGCATCGTGGGCGGTTTCGTCAAGGCGGCGGGTCTCGATACCAGTACGGCCATCACCCTGAATGTCGGCACCACGGCCAATCCCACGCTGTTCTTCAACGGCAGCACGGCGGGCCAGTCGACCGGCGCCGTCGACCGCAACATGGCGTCGACCGGCACCGACTATTACACCAACCGTACGCGGACGCTGGTCCGTGCCACGGTGGCCACGGGGCCGACGACGGGCGCGACCGGTGCCACGCTGGTCGTTTCGATCAGCTATACCGTCGAGGAGCCGCGCTGATGCCCGCCCATAAACTGGTGACGTGGCTGGGAGACGCCGACCCCCAGGTGCAGACGATCACTGATGGCGGTGTCACCTTCGTCAAGGGGCGACCTGAGAAGGTCTCGGAGGGCCATAGCTGGATCGGCAAGTTCAGCGAGAACCCTCATTTCTCGGTCGATGACGACGCGGAGGTGGAAGATGCTGGCGAAGATGACGAGATCGCCGCCGTCAAGGCGTCTCTGGACGCCAAGGGCGTCAAGTACCGGGCGAACGCCTCGCTTTCCTCGCTCCGCACTCTGCTGGCGGCGAACACCGACACCGGCGAGCATGACGATCCGAAGATCGATCAGGTCGGCGCGGTCGATGCCCAGGATATGACCCCCGATCAGGTCAAGAAGGGCAAGTAAGGTGGCGACGTGCCGCTCGGTCATCAACACAGCGCTCCGCAAAATCGGGGTGTTGGCTGCTGGCCGGGAGGCACGTCCTACCGACGCTGCGGACGCGCTGGCGTCGCTTCAGTCTCTCTACTTGGGGCTGATCGACGGCGGCGCGTTCGGGCGGTTGATCGACGTGGTGCCGCTCGGGACGCATTACACGTCGAGCGGCAACGAGCGTATTTTCCGCAATTCCGATGCCACCATGACGATCGGATTGCCTGAGGTCGTGCCGGATGCGTTCGGCAGCGCCACCTACGGCACGATGGTCACGATCAGCACGGACGGCGACACGACGACGGTTGATGTGAAGCCGGCCCAGCCCATCGGCTACGTCAAGCCGCCTAGGGACTGCTCTCCCGTAGTGATCGCGGACGCTTTCACCGGGTCGACCACCACGTACCTGTACGATGGCGGGATCAAGCTATGGCAGACCGTTGACGGGTTGACGCTGGACGGGGTTGCCCCGCTCGCCGCCCGCAACCCTGATGGGATGGCATCGCTTCTAGCGGCTCAGATCGCGGATCAGTTTGGCGGCGACCTGCCCGCCCTGACCGCTCGATCGGCTGCACTGTTTCAGTCTGGGTTGTCCACTCGCTTCTCCGCGCCGCGCGAGGAAGCCGCAGGGGTCTACATGTGACGACGCAGGTCATCCGCGCTGGGTCGACCGTCCGTGTCGTGGTGCAGGGGCGGAGCATCGTCGGTACGGCTATCGACGCTTCCGGGCATCTGATCGTCACCTACTCGGACGGTGCGACTGATAATGCTGGGTATATCGTAGGCGGAACGCCCCCTTTGGCAACCATCGCCAATACTCGCAGCGATAGCATCCTGGTCGGCTCTGCCGTTTCGGGCTTTATGACCGCCGCTCAGGCTGTGGTTGACCTCATCAACGCACAAGGTTCGTAGCCATGGCTCGCGCTCCCCTCGTCATTTCTGGGTCAGACCCGGTGAACGTCACACTGGCGAACATCACAGCTTATGTAAATGCGGGCACAGCGTCAACGCCGACCCCCGCCGCGTTCACCATGACCCAGCTTACTTCCGCGAACCGGGTCTATCAGCGTGCCAGTTCAACCGGCGGGGCGCCGGGCAAAGGCACCGGAACGATCCCGGTCGCGGTGAACGTGACCACGGTCGGCACGCCACGGTTCCGCATCCGCAGCAGCGACGGTACCACGATCCTGCAAGCGGCGACGGCGCTGCCGGCTTTCGCCGCGACCGGGGCGCAGACCCTAAATGTGACCGGCGTGGAAGCCCGGCTGGGTTGGTTCTACCTCGACCTCAGCGCAGACGGGGCAACGTGGCAGAATGGCACCGTGCTGGTCGGCATGGGCCGGCTGGTCGCCTTGGCGGGACAGAGCCTCGCCGTGCGCATGTTGGGCCGGATGGACGGCCAAAACGCCACCAACGCCTCGCTGGGGGTGGCACCAAGCGCCATGAGCGCGGTTTTCGCAACCTATACCGATGACCAGAGAACCGTCAGCAGCCCGCATTGGGCGACGCCGGCGGACGGCACGGATTACGATAGCACTTTCGTCGGCGAGTTCCTGCGCCTCCAGGTCGCCGCGGCGGGGGTGAATTGCGGCTTGGTCGGTCACGCACGCGGCGCGCAGTCGGTGACGGCGTTCGTGCCCGGCGGCAGCGAGAACCCGAAGCTGCGGGCCAATCTCGATGCAGCGGGCGGCTTCGAGACGTTCGTCTGGATGCAGGGCCACAGCGACTCCGGCGCCGGCATGGATGCAACGACCTACCAGAACGACCTCTCGCTGGTCGTGAATGACATCGCCGCCCACAATGGGGTGCGCGGAACGGCGTTCGACAGGCTGGTCTGCACGATCCCCAACATCAACTCGACCTCGTGGGGCAGCTTCGCCCAGCAGCAGGTAATTCGCGCGGCGGCTAACGCCTGGGCGTCGGCGAACAATGGCGTCTATGTTGACCCGCGCGATCTCGACCTGATCGATGGCGTTCACCAGTCGCAGCTTGGCTCCGTCTATCTGGCCCGTCACTTCTACCGCGCTAGCCGGCTAGGCCTCGGTCTCGCGCGCGGCGATCTCGGCCCCACCATCACGGCGGTGAGCCGGGCGGCGGGAAGCGCCAACGTCGTGCTTACCGCCGCGTTGCCGAGTGGTGCGTCGGCGCTAGTCGCGGTGGGTTCGCCCGCCAGCCGCTTCGCGGTGTGCAACCGGGGCAGCACGGCGGCGCTCGCACTGGACGGAACGTCGCCGCTTACGATTTCTGGAACGACGATCACCCTGAAACTCGCCCAGGTGCCGGCCGATAATCAGGCGCTCGACGTCTATTTCTGCCCCTCGCCCGACCCGTCGAACGACGGGCAGACGAACATGCTCTATGACGACAATGCCAACGACGGGGATGGGCTGACGCGCGGGCGCCAGTTCACAGCGAGCCTCGCGCCCTTCACCATCGCCGGGGCTGCGGCCAGCGTCCGCGTCGGCCCCGACCTGACGCCAGGCGGCAATCCGACGTTCCAGCCGGCGGCGAGCGGCTTCGGGCAAGAGAGGCTGACCGGCTTCGCTAAGGGCGCGGCCAGTGACGGGTCGGACGTGTTGCAAAACAGCTTTACCTTCACGGTTGCCCTGACCTTCTCCCGTTCGGGCAACCCCGGCAACGTCGAGGTTATGGCCGGCATCAATGCCCGCTTTTGGATTGGGATCGCCTCAACCGGGCAGATCGTGGTCAACACCGGCAGCGATAATTATATAGGCGGTACAGGCCCCAGCGGCGGGGGCAGCAACCCGGTCGTGACGGACGGCGCGAGGCATAAGGCGGCTGTGGTCACAACTGCGTCTGGTTGTGCGCTCTACCTCGACGGCAAGCTAACGGCATCCAGCTCCAATTACCCAAATTTCCAAGGCTCTGGCGTGTTCAGTCTGGGCAACTTCCTCGACAGCTATGCCTTCGGTGGCGCAATAGACGAGCTGGCCACGTTCAACACCGCCCGCTACTCGGGCAGTTCCTATCCCGTTGAGACCACGCCGTTCACCGGCACTGAGCCGGGCATCGTCGCGCTCTACCATCTGAACGGCGACTTCAACGCCGCGCGGGTATGATGATCTCTGTGCCCGAATGAGCATGATCCTCAGCCAAACTGCCCACCCATTGCCTGTCCAAAGTGCAGCCGTAGCACTTTGCGGGATTGGGATTCTTGTAGGGGCATCGGTTTCTACCGAGCGACTTAAACAGCATGGCGGCTTTATGGAGCAGCAACATGCTCAACAGTAACTCGTCGCTGCTAAGCCAGCAAGTAGAGGCATTATCCAAAATGGATCACTGCCCTCTCTGCAACGCTCCAAAGGCAGAACGCCACACGCGCGGCCCGCTAACCACCCAGCTAAGCCCGCCCGGAGCATGGTGGAAGGGCAAGCCGCTGCTGGTCACGGGCTATCAATTGCAACTGCTCGACCTGTTTTGCCGGCTCGGCAAGGCGTCGCACTTCGCGGTTCAGGCGATTGGAGCGGGCGAGAACGCCGCGCCCGCGACCATCCAGACCGTGATCTGCGGCCTTCGCAAGAAGCTGCCGAACGGCGCCAGGATCATCAGCATTTTCGGGTGGGGCTACGAACTCATCCTGACCACGGACGGAGAAGGCACATGACCGACACGAACACCAAGGAACTACTCGCCCAGCAGGTAGCCGCCCTGCCCGACACCGGAGCCGTCGCCGCGTTGGTGTTCGTCACGGCGGCCGACCATGTGGCGGTCAATGCTCCCAATATGACCATGGCGACGGTCACTCGTCTGCTGGACAGTGCCTTGAACGGGCCAGGGCAGACGTTCGGAGAGATGAAGAAGGAGCCGGCCGTGCCTCTACCGTTGTTGATCGCTGCGGGAACGTCCGTGGCAACGCTGCTGATCATCGTGGCCACGATCCTGGTCCACGTCCTCTAGCTAGCCATGCCTAAGCCCGCCACCATTCCTCTCGGCCTACAAAGCTACCGGCGTGATCTCGGCTTCGTGCCGGAAGTCGAGCTGGTGAACCTGCTGATCGAGAAAGACGAGGCGGGCGTATCGTCGGATGGCGTCCTGCGCATCCAGCGACCGGGCTTGACGCCCTATGCCAACCTGCCTGGCATCATCCAAGGCGTGTTCCAGCAGGACGGGGTGCTGGGCGGCGCCCGCTTCGCCGTGGCGGGCGGTACGCTCTACAGCTACGACGACCTCGCCTACACCACGCTCGGGACGGTCGACGGCGGGCCGGCGGTGTTCGCGGCGACCTATCTCGGGCTGTATGTCCTGACTGCCGGCAAGCTGTATAGCTGGGACGGCACCACCTTCGCTCCGATCGCCATGCCGGATAATCGGCTGATCGTGGATATGGATACGGTCAACTCGTACCTCATCCTAGGGTGCGCGGATGGACGGTTCTATTGGCTGGTGCCGGGCGCGACCTCAATCGACGCGCTCAACTTCGCCACGGCGGAAAGCCAAGCGGACGGGTTGCGCGCGGTTCGTCGGCTGGTGGACGAAATCTGGTTCTTCGGCGTTACGACGGTGGAACCATGGCAGGCAACCGGCGACGCCACGGCTCCTTTCCAGCGCGCATCGGGCCGGGTGTTCGACCGTGGCTGCGCCTCGCGCGACACGGTGCTGCGGTTCGATAACTCGATCCTCTGGGAAGGCGACGACGGGCTGGTCTATCGCTCATCAGCGGTGCCGCAGCGGGTCAGCACGACGGGTATCGAGGAACGCATTCGGCAGGCCACCGGGGATCGCTCCGCATGGTCCTTCAGCGTCGAAGGGCATAAATGCTATGTCCTGTTTGTGCCTGGGCAAGGGACGTGGTGCTACGATGCCGCTTCCTCGGCGTGGAGTGAGATCGCCTCGTCTGATACGACGGGTTGGCGGGCGCGCTACGGCTATGACCGGGTGGCAGCGTCAGCGGATAGCGGTGAGGTATGGAACGTCGATCCCGCCTCGCCGACCGACGCGGGTGTGGCTTTCCGCAAGGCTGTGAGCGGGGCGATCGGCTTACGAGGCCAGCCCTCACGTAACGCGAGCGCATCATTTAGCGTCGGCTGCTCTGCCCCAACCACGTTCCGGGTGCGCTGGCGAGATGCGGACGAGGCGTTTCCCGAATATTGGGAAGGGTTTGACGTGACCGGCCCGGCGGAGGTGTTCAGCCTCTACCGCATGGGACAAGGCCGCGAGCCCTATCGTGTATTTGAGGTTGAGAACACCGACCCGGTTCAAGTGCGGTTCGATGGTGCGACGGTGAACGGCGCATGGCAATAACCCCGATCCGCATCCCTCGTCTCCAAGGCGGGCGCGGGATTGTTGACACGAATGGCATTCCGACCAACTCGTTCCTGCGCACTTTCAACGACGCTTTGGCGTTGATCGAAAGCACGCTGAACGCGGTGATCGACGCGCAGAACGCGGCAAATGCAGCACAAAAGGCGGCGGAAACAGCCCAAACGGCCGCTGACAACGCACAGAAAGCCGCTGATCAAGCCCAGGGCGGTACTCGGGAGCAGGCGCTGGTGAGCAGCTACATCTCTCCCCGCTCAGTCGTCACGGCAACCAAGCTGGTGATCTCCATTGCCGCTCACACGCGCTACTATGGCGATGGCACCAGCGTGCCGGTTAACGCCGGTACGGTTCAGGGAACTGCTTTTGGTGACACCGACGCCGTTTGGTATGTCGATCCCGATCACACTGGTGGGGCGGTGACTTATCACAGTGGCACGGACGGCCCCGCGCAGGGCAATGATGTGCACGTGGTAGGTTCGGTGTCGCTCTCCAACACGACAACTCCTGTCACAGGTAGCCCCGGCCCCGGCAAGCCTGGCTATAGTTGACACATGATCGAGCGCACCCGCGATGCTATGCTCCTTCACGCCATGCTTTTACATCCGGAAGTGGCGCCGAACATGACGTGGAGCTACGACGACTTGGAGCGCAATCTCGCCGATGACCGCCACGTGGCGCTGATCGACGGCGTGGCCGGTGCTGTGTTCGAGTGGTCCGCCCCGTGTGTCTATGAAGGCCATTTCCTGTTCCTGCCCCCCGTGCGTGGTCGGCTCGCGATTGAGCGCGGCAAGGCCATGATCGCTGAGATGATGGGCAGGTACAGTGCCCGCATGGTGTGGGGCCGGGTGCTGCTCGCCAATCGTGCGGCGCGGTGGATGGCGCGGCAGATCGGGTTGCGGTCGCTTGGCGTAGAGCGCGGTCACGAGCTATTCGCGGTGGAGGCGTAGATGGGCGATTTGTTCGGGGGTGGCCAGAAAAAAGCCGCCCAAATTGCCCAGCAGACGGCGACCCAGAACAACGCCTTTTCGCAGGGCATCTATGACAGCAACAAAGCGCTGGAGATGCCGACGATCGATCGGGGCAACGCGGCAGGGTCGGCTTACAACGCGCTCCTCGGTCTAGGCGGGGACGCAGCCGGCGCGAAGGCGGCCTTTGACACATACAAGGGCAGCGACGGCTACCAGTTCCGGCTCAATCAGGGTTTAGATGCCGTCAACGCGGGCGCTTTCGCCAAGGGTGGCGGCCTGTCTGGTGCAACCCTCAAGGCGCTGAACGATTACGCCGGGGACAGTGCGTCATCCGAGTTCGGGAAGTATCTCGGCGAGCTACAAACACCCATGGCGCTCGGGCAGTCGGCCACCGGGGCGCTAGCGGGCCAGGGCACGACCCTAGCGGCCACCACGGCGGCTAACAACAACACCGCATCAGCAGCGGCCCAGCAAGCCGCGCTCGCCAGCGGTGGCGTTTTGGGCAAGCTGATTGGTACCGGCGTCAACATCGCCAGCAGCTTCGTCAAGCCTACCTCGACGGCGGGTAAAATTCTGGGGGCGCTGTAATGGCGACCAACTTTGATAGTCTGTTCGACACGATCCACGCTGGGCAGGATCGCCGCTATCTACAGCAGCAGCGCGCGCTTCAGACCCAGCAGCAGCAGGACCAAGCAACGCAAGCCGCTGCGTCCGCTGCCGCCCTTCCCGGTATCCGCCAGCAAGTCGCGACCGGCGACTATGACGGTGCACGGGTAGCCGCAGCGTTCAGCGGCAACCAGCCAATCGCCGAGTTCGTCGGCGGGTTGCAGAAGGAGCATCAGGCCAAGCTATCCGACATGGCGGGTACGCTCGGGTCAACCGCCTATGCCCTCCGCCAAATCACCGACCCGGCGCAGCGTGCGTCGGCGTTTCAGGCGTATATTCCTGCCCTTAAAGCGCATGGGATCAGCGACACGGACCTTGCGGCGGCACAGGCGAACCTCAGCGACGGCGCGCTAGACGGCTATATCAACTCGGCGCAGACCGTCCGCCAGCACGTCGAAGATGCCCAGGCACAAGCGGCAGCGGCAGCGAAAGCCAACGCACCTTATACGCTTGCGCCCGGTGAGGCTCGTTACGACGCGAGCGGCCACCAAATTGCTCGATCGGACTTCAAGCCCGATGTGACCTTTGTCGACAACGGCGACGGCACCAAGACCCGCGTGATCACCAATCTTGACGGCGGTAGTGGGGGCGCATCCCCGGCAGGCATCGGCGCCACCCGCCCGGAACGCAACAATAACCCTGGCAACGTGCGCGCCCTTGGCGGCGGTCAAATGTGGCGCGGGCAGACTGGCACGGACGACGGCGGGTATGCCATCTTCGGCGACCTCGCTTCGGGTCAGCGGGCAGCGGATCGAAACCTGCAAAGCTATGGCCGGCGCGGGGTCAACACGATCAGCGGCATCATCTCAAGGTGGGCGCCGAAGGCCGACCGGAACAACACGGATCAGTATATCGCCAACGTGTCGCGTTCGCTCGGCATCCCGGCTAACCAGCCGCTGGACTTGACCGATCCGACAGTGCGCCAGAAGCTGCTCACGGCGGGTATTTACCCCAACGAGGGACCGACCGGGCGCCAGCTGGCGGCGCCCGCATCCCAACCTAGCCCCGCCGGCACGGTGTTCGGCTCTCCGCGAGCAAACGGCGGCAAGGCGGCGCCTTCGGGCTATCGGTATAAGGTTGACGGAACGCTTGAACCGATCCCCGGTGGGCCAGCTGACCCTGCCGTAGTTGGCGCGCGGGGCGGCAGTAAGCCACTCACCGAAGGGCAGGCAAAGGCGGTCGGTTACTATCAGCGCGCTCAAGACGCGAACCACACCCTCAACCAGTTCGAGGATAAGCATATTCCAACGCCGGGGACAGGCGCCCGGATCGCCGATGACCTACCATTTGGCGTCGGCTCTTACTTCCTGTCGAACAACAACCAGCAGCAGCTAAACGCGCGCCGCGCATTCATTGCCGGTGTTCTCCGCCAGGAGTCGGGCGCAGCGATCAGTAAGGAAGAGTTTTCCAGCTACGACAAGATTTACTTCCCGCAGCAGGGGGACACCCCGGCCACCATCGCGCAGAAACGGCGGCTACGAAACGAGGCAGTCGGAAGCCTCAAAGTCGTAGCTGGCCCTGGCGCGGCACAAGTATCCGGTGGAGCTTCACAGTCAGCGCCGGTCAGGGTCAGTAGTCCCGCTGAGGCGGCTCGCCTGCCCTCCGGCACCCGGTTTATTACGCCCGATGGGCGCACGATCGTGAAGCGCTGATGACCGATCCAGACCCTTACGCCGCACTAGGCACCGTCGAAGGCGCCGCACCGCCTCAGGCGGCGGGTGACCCCTATGCTGCTCTAGGTGTAGCGGAGCAGCCGAAACTTCATACTTACGCCGCTCGCAAGAGCGACGGAACGGTGGTGCAATTCCAGCTTCCGGAAGATGCCCCTGATCAGCTAGTCCGTGAGCATAGCGCGAAGGTAACGGGCAACAATGCATACCTACGCGCCACGGTTGATCGTAGCGGATCGCCTCCGCCTCAAACGGACGATAGCGCCGTGCGAGGGTTTCTTGGCGGGCTAGAAAAGCCGATCGACAATCTTGCAGGTTGGGTCGACAGCATTCCAGGTGTTCACGAGGCCGGCGACGCTATCGCTCATGTGACCGGGTTGCCCACCACGGCCGAAGCCAATGCGTCGCACGACGCGGCACGTGAGAATAACACGCGCACCGGCTGGCAGCAGGTCGGCACGATTGCGGGCACCCTACCCTTTGGCTCTGCACGGCTAGGGCTGGCGGCGAACGGAGCCATTCAAGGCGCGCTTGCCAGCGATGCCAAAAGCGCGGGCGGCACACTGGTTGACGCGGGCGTTGGTGCTGTAGGCGGGGCCATAGGTGGGCGCCTGTTGCAAGGCCTTGGGACAGCGGTCGCGCCGGTAGTAAATCGTCACGTTGCTACGCTTCTAAACAACGGCGTGCGGCCAACGATGGGCCAAATCGCGCGGGTGGGTCAAGGAGTGGCCAGCCGAGTTATCGCTAATACGGAGGATCGTGCGACCACCTTGCCGATTGCTGGTGAGGCGATAACGGGCGCGCGAGACGCAACGGCGACACAGTTTAGGCGGGGCGCAGTGCAACAGGCGCTCACCCCTATCGGTATTCGGCTTCCTGACCACCTCGAAACCGGCCACGGCATGATACATTTCGCCCAACGAACGATCAGCCGCGCCTATGACGACGCCTTGTCTCGGATGCAGATGGTGCCCGATGGGCAGCTCGCCGCTGATTTCACTGCCCTTGACCAACGCGTGCAGAATGGAGGCCTATCCCCGGCCTTCCAGCGCCGCTTGAATACCGAGTTCCACGGCAACCTGATGCGCCGGGTTTATGGCAACGGCACTGGGATGATGGACGGGGGCGAGTTGCAAACCACCCTCTCGTCGCTTCGTCAGAAAGCGCAGCGGTTCGGGGCCTCGCAGGATGCTGAGCAACAGGAATATGGCGGTGTTCTCAGCGAGATTGCCGATCATATTGAAGCGGCAGCGGCTCGTTCGTCGCCGCCTGAAGCTGTGGCCGCGCGTGATGCCGCGAACGAGGCCTATGCCCACCTAGTCAGGGTAGAAGGCGCGGCTAAAAACGCGATTGAAGGTGATTTCTCGCCCGCGCAACTCGACGTTGCTGTAAGGAGCGGAGCCACCCGCGTGCGAGGTCGGGATGCCTCGGCGGGGCAAGCGCTCATGCAGGACTATTCAACGGCAGCGCGGCGTGTCCTGCCCAGCCAGACCGGCAGTTCGGGCACTGCCGAACGACTTAGCACCATCAATCCCTTCAAATGGGCAGCGGGGGCGGCGTTAGCGCCGGGGCAGACGATTGCGGATCGTTATCTGGTTCCCGCTCTCACGCGTCAGCCCGGCCCAAATGCCCGGCGGGCGGCCGATTTGCTGCGGCTAATGGCTCCCGCCGCCGGCGCGGTTGCGTCGCCACTGGCCGTAACGGCGACCCAGTGACAGGCTCAGCCCCAATATACCCGAGCGGAGGTGAGGCTTCACCATGGGCCACCCGGCGCGGATTACTCCGCCTACAGCGCAGATAATGAACACCCGCATAGACACCCGTCCTACCTGATAGTATCTCCCTTGGGTATGCCCCAATGGGAACGAGACAGATGACTTCAGCGGCGGCCTTGACGGTCAATCTGCCCGGCAGTCCCTACAATGACCTGCCGCTGTATTCGTCTGTTGCTGCTATTCGTGCGCTCCCCTTCGCCAGTATCCGGTCCGGACAATACGCCGCGCTTCACGCCGATGGCCTTGAATCTGGCGCCGTCTATACGTTCGATCCCGCCTCTCTGGCGAGCGACGACGGCGAAGCTTTCCTGCGCCCAAATGACCTGACGCCGCTACAGGCTGGCCGCTGGCTCTCCACTCTGGGCTTGGTTATCCCCAAGGGCGACAAAGGCGATCCAGGCGCGTCAACGCAGGTGGCGGACACGCTGGCATCTCCTGCCCCCGATGTGGCAGCCAGTACCGGGGTCGTTGCGCGGGTCAATCTGGCTAAGCCGGACCGTTATCCGACCAACCCCGCGTCCGTCGCGCAAGCGAATTACGAAACGCATTTCGCTCTCGTACGAGCGCGCTTTTACGACGACACAAACAGCCGCCTCTATCCCACCCGTGGCCTGGGCCCGACTAACGGCGGGTGCCCCGATACGTCGCTGCCCGACGCCAGTGGCAACAAGCTGAGCGTCTGGCAGTGGTGCTGCGGCATCTTCATCCTGTTTGATCGCTGGAAGATTACCGGCACCGCGACGGCAAAGAACCGGATCGCGGGCGCGTGGACCTATTTCCAGACGCAATACACCGTTCAGCAGATGACCTCGACCACCTATGGTCAGAACCCGACTACGGGCATCTCGGACGATAACTCGTTCTTCGTCAGCGCATTGCGGATGATCCACGAGGCAACCGGCGACGCGACCGCCTTGTCGATCCTCGTGGAGTATCTGGCCGGCACGTACATCATGTACGCTGACCCGCGCACCAGCAACAACCCGGTGCAGTCCTACAATGCCACGACGCCCGGCGGTTTGGCGATCCAGCGCAGCACCTACGGCATCCAGTACGAACACCGGGGCTATCTCGGCGAAGGTTACGGCGACTTCGCTAACAACACCGAAATTTGGATCGGGCAGGCCGCCTTCTACGTCTCGCAGCAGGCGACGACGAGCACCCTGACCGCAGCGGTCAAGGCGGCATACCTCCAGCTCGCCAAGGATACCTGGACGTGGGCGGTCACCTGGTTGCGCTTCGCCGGCAGCGCGCAGGCGGTGGCCGGCATCTACGGGTCGAGCTTTATTCTCAACCCGAACGCCAGCGACTATCACAAGATCAACGCGATCACGACGAATCCGACGACCCGGCGCGGCAAGACGGCGTTCGCAGACCATGGCACGCTGTTCCAAGCGGCGCTGTCGGACAGCCTCTACACGCTTACGGGCGAGGCAAAGTACCTCGCCGAGTTCCAGTCGATCCTGACCGTGTATCCGACCCAGACGACCGGCTTTGGGCGGACGTGGAAGGGGTTGCCCTGTTTCGTCTGCGCGCAGGACCCTTGGACGGTAGGCATCCCCATGCGGGATGTGGTCAGCCGGCTCGTCGCGCGGTTCCCGATTCCGGCCGACCCGGCCCAGACGCTGTTCAAAGATTTCCGCCTCGGCGTGCTCGGCACCGCCAAGACGATCGCGGCGCAAAGCGGCAACGGCCTCATTTCACCGAATTGGGGGCCACCGGAGGAAAGCGGCAACGCGGGGTGCATGACCTGGGAGCAGGACAGCATGGCCGGCTATTCCGGCCAGGGTGGCGGCGGCCAGGCGAGCGGCCGCCAAATCATGACGGCGAGTTCCGGGCTGAGCGTCGTGGCGGCGGGTGCGGTGCTGGTCGCGTCCGAGGCGGTGCTCGGATCGGGCATGAGCGCGGCGTCGGTCGAGATCCTCGCCAGCACGATGGCGACGGCCCTTATCTCCCAGGAAGCGGCAAAGCTGCTGCCGATGCGGGAGGAGCATTCGACCGCCTCGCCGTTCCAGTACCGCGTCAGCACCGACCGTGTGTACGGCTGGCGGCAGGAGTTCATCAACGAAAAGGAGCTGCGCCGCCTCGCGCCCGGCGGCCAAACGCAGTGGGGAAAACTTGAGCAGCACGGTGCCATGCAGCTTGACGACACACTGTACGGCGGCGCCGGCCTGGTCGCCTACGGCCCGACGTTCGGCAACCAGTTCTACATGGGCAATCCGTCCGGATCGCCAAGGCTGAACTTCGCGTCCGGCAGCTATCTCGAAGCACAGCAGGGCCTCACCCGCATCAGCACCGTGGTGGGCTCAAACGAGCAGCTGCGGGTGGAGGCCGGCACTCTCACGACTTACGGGTACACCTATTTCAATCAAGACATTCAGCCGCTCAACGATAACGTCATCAGCGTTGGCGGTACCAGCCGGCGGTTCAAGAACATTTACGCCACCAACAGCACCATCAACACCTCCGATGAGCGCGACAAGAACTGGATCGTCTCCGGCCTGACCGACAAGGAATACCGGGCGGCGCTTCGCATCTTGAAGGAAGTCGGCTCCTTTACGTGGAAAGCCAATTCAGACCGCGTGCATTACGGTGTGCGGGCGCAAGCGGTTTGGCGCATCTGCTCGGAGGAAGGGCTGATTCCAAGCGGCAGCTCGACCGACTCGCCGCTATCATTTCTGGTCTACGACGAGTGGGACGCCCAGCCCGCCGAGCCGGCGGTGCAGGCGGTGGATGAAATCTCCCACTTTGAAACCCGCATCCTGCCCGATGGCATGGAGCAACAGGTCCGCGTGGTCGACGTGGAGGGTGTGATGGGCACCCCCGGCCGCGCGGCGATTGCCGCAGGCAACCGCTACGGCGTTCGCGACGAGATCGACAAGCTCATGCTCGCTGCCCTCGCGCGGCTGAACGCTACCCAGATCGAGGCCGCTCTCAATGCCCAGTGATCGTCACGTCATCGCTGGTGTCGAGCATATCGCGACGACGAACCCGAGCACGCCCGACGCTCCTATCGTCAAGCCGTTGGACGAGATGGCAGACTCAAGCGGAAAGACCGAGGATAAGCGGCAGTCCACGGGCGGGGAAGCCGACCGAAGCGCAGCCGTCGAGTTCCTGAGCCAATGATGCCGGCGCAGAAAACCGTCTTGGACGGCACGTTCACCATCAGCAGCATCGTCGTGCTGGTTAGCCTCGTCGCGGGCTTTCTCGCCATCATCGCTTTTTTTCGCAAGGTGTCTCGCGAGAATGCGGATGACGCTAACCGCCGCACGACTGAAATCCTTGAGGAGGTGCGGGCCAATCGAGAGACCGCCGACAGTCGTCTGGTCAAGGTGGAAACTCGCATCGCCGACTTCATGCCGCGCGCTGAGATCGAGCAGCGGATCGAACACCTGAAGATCAACCGTCAAACGGTTGAAAGCGCCCTTTCTAATCAACTCGAAAAGCTAAGTACTGAGCAAGTCCGTCAAGGCATCCAAATCGGCAAATTGGAAGAGCGTCACGAAGGTATGGCGGCGACCATGAGTGAGGTGAAAATCCTCATCAAGGACTTGGCGACCGACATGAAAGCCGGGTTCAAAGACATCGCGGAAAGGAAAGCGGCGTGAGCCTGAAGCATGACGAACGCCTAGCTGGCGTGAAGCCTCCACTCGCTGCTGCGATCAAGCTCGGCACCAGCCGGCTCACCTTCGATACGGTGGTATCGGAAGGGTTGCGCTCGAAAGAGCAGATGATGATCAACTACGGCAAGGGGCGGACGGCGGCCGACTGCCGGGCCAAGGGCATCCCGGCTAGCTATGCCTGTCCCGCTGCCGCCAAGGTGACGTGGCTCGCCCACCCACTCCAAAGCAAGCACGCCGACGGCGAGGCGGTCGACGTGTACCCGCTAGTCAACGGGAAGCTCGCGACGACGACGGCTCACCTGCCGCTGTTTCGGGCCATGTATGAGGCGATAATGGCGGCCGGGCGCGAGGCGGGCGTGAAGCTACGCTACGGGGGCGACTGGGACGGCGACGGCAAGCTGTTTGAGAAGGGCGAAACGGACGCCGTTCATTTCGAGTTGGCCGCATGAGCGACGATAACACGACACCCCAGATCGAGGTCAACGCCTCGCCCCTGCCCGATCAGCTATGGGCCGGTGTTCGGCAGATCGCGCCCGCCCTCACCGCCTTCGCACTCGGCCGCCACTGGATCGAGAACGACGTGGCGGCGATGCTGATGGCAGTCGGCGGCATGGCGTGGCCGATCATCGCCGGGCAGATCAAGACGCGACACCGGGCCAATCAGCTTGCAAACATTGCGGCCGACCCCCGCGTGCCGAATGAAGTGGTGGTGGCCAAGTGACCTGGCTTGCGCTCCTGACCCGCTATTGGCGCGAACTGGGCATGGCTTTGCTCGCCGCCGCTATCGCCGGCCTGTGGATCCTGCATAGCCACGACGCTGGGCTGTTGCGCGAGTGCAAAGCCGCACGCGCTGAGGATCAGATGAACGTGCGCGCCACAACGGCGAAGGCACAGGCCGACGACACAATGCACGCCCTTACCGTCGAACGCCGCAACGCGACCGCCACTCAGGAGACCGAACGTGACCTACAGGCCCAGATCGCTTCTGCTCGCGCTGCCGCTGCTGTTTACGCTGCCCGCCTGCGCAACCAGGTCCAAGCCACTGACGGTGGTGTCGGCCTCCCGAGTGTGCCCGCAGCCCCCGACCCCGCCCGCCCTGTTGCTGGAGCCGGTGAAGCGTCCGTCATGGATGCCGACACTGAAGCCTGCGCCGTAGCCGTGGTCAAAGCGGAAGGCTGGCAGGGCTGGTTTGCGCGCGTGTCCTCGCCGATCAAAGAAGGAGCCACCCGATGACGACCACCCGCACCTATTCCGACTTCATCCATATCCCGATCGCGCTCGGGCTGCTGGCGTTCGGGCTGGGGCGGCTGTGATCTAGGCGGGCCGGGCTTGATACCGGCTCTGATTCGGCCCCGCCTTTCGGCCTATGGGCATCTGAGGAGCGGGTAAGCCCCAAGGGCAATCAGACAAGATGCTTTGCGTGTCCATCCACGCCGCCGACCTAGAACACTGGCCTAGCATCCCGACTCGATTTGTGGCAAGAGGGGCCATTGACGGCGCGAGCCAAAGTCACCTGTTCTAGGAGGCGACGATGCAACGCCCGCTGTAAAGGCGGGACAGGTCAGCCCGGTACGCGGCCGATTGATGCCGGGTGTTCGCGATGAAACATGCGCTGTTCGGTCAGACGCCCTCGCGCGGGGGCGGCAGCCGGTGGAAGCCCGGCACCCCTTGCCCCACGTTCCCCATCCGTTCTACCCGGCATGAGTGAGCGCAAACACCCGACTCGATAGTCTGAGCGACCTCATCAAGCGTTTGGCGTGAACGACGACGAGCGCGCCGAGCTGGCGCTGCGCGGCATCGCCGGCAAGCGGCTCACCTATCGGCGGGTTGGTGGCCTCGCAGCCTAAGCACCCGGCCATGGGGCGTAAGCGCAAGTTCAAAGGCGGTTCTTACGGCCATAAGCGAAAATAGCCTTCCGGTACCCAGATACCCGTGGTACTGTCTACCGGAAGGAGATAAGGTTTGCCTTATTCAATGTATTACGGACGGCGCATCCTGGCGGCGCTTTGTATGCTTGGCTTCTGGTCGCCGGATTGGTTGCCGAAAGTTACGCGGCATCCGTCACAATCAGACGCCACCGGATAGAGCCCTGCGCGTACGTATGCTGATGGTGGTTCTGAGGCGGCAGATGATGGCCTAGCGTCGAAACCGCTTCTTTGCCGCAACCCTCGCACCGGTAGATACCGGAGTACGGAGCGAGAGTGCCGGGAGAGTGGAGGGCGTCGAAGCCGGAGAAATTTACCTGAGTGAGGTAAGCGGGATTCTTGTACCAAGCCATTACATTCGGCCTTTCTGCCGTTGATGCAATCGCCTTGACCCGTCGTACTAAGAGGGTATCCTCTTAGCGCTTGTACAGCCGTTCCGCCGACGATTGCAGTTCGTTTAGCGGATGAACGGGCCGGGGACGCCAATCCCCGGCCCACTTCATGTCGAGCGCAGCTATCCTTAACGCAGCGATTAGAGTCGAGCGCCGAATGCTGCATGCTATGATTTCGGGTAAGTGCGTTGCAAAAAGGCAACGCATTGGCCTTTTGCAAGTACGTTAACCCTTTTTTAAGAGCAAGTAGAAATTTACTGCCGCAGCCAGTTCTCTAGGTTTGTGGTTTGTTCGCAACACCGATCGGCCGCCCCCGCCGACGCGCCTCGCTTGACTCTGGCGGCTTCTCATGCGGCTTTGGCTTGGTCGTCAGCATTCGGCGCAACACCTCGTCCTCGCTCGGGGGATCATCGGCCATTTGCGCTTTCTCCATGATTCTGGCATACGCACGGAAGGCCGGATGCCTTGCGGCACCCGGCTTGCAGTTGTCCATACCAGCCGCCTTTTCGGCGGTCGCGACTGCCACCCTACGGGGCTGCGAACGACGGAAGAGGGCCTAATCTCTCCCGCCGCCCGGAAGCCTCAGCGGCTAGTTAGGTTGTTGCCGGGACATGCCCATCACCTCCTTCCTGGCCGTGCCTTTCGGGAACTGAACCGTCCCGATCGGATATCGCGATATCGCAGCTTCACCGGCTTTGCCGTGCGACATTGCATTCCTAGCCTAGCTAGGTGGCGGAACGTAAAACTCCCTCAAGGGCCGTCTCGGGAAACCGGGGCGGCCTTTCGCGCTCGGCGCCATCGGAAACGCTGCTGCGTAAGGTATATAATGTCCGCGCTAGTGGAGCGGCAGCCGGTGAAAGCCCGGCATTTAACCAAACACCACCGCCACCAGCAACCGCACCTCGGGCGGTAGGTTGGTACAGCCCGTTACGGGATTTCCCGCAACGGCCCTCCCCACCCTCCTGACCACCCATACCACCGCCCATAGCCATCCTATATCGGCAACCAGATCACGGGCGAGGGTAGCGGGGGTGTCGGGCATGGGCCGGGTGTTGCGGGCTATCTCCTACATGGCAAGCTAGGCGGCGAGTTAGCCGCGCTGAACACTCCGGGCCATTGTAAGTAACAGGTCCCTGAAAGCCGGTGGCGTTGCTAGTCGGTCTCGGTCGCTGGGACGGGGTGACGTTCTCGCAAGCCGGTGCCGCCCATCGGCCCGCGCTGCGCGTCGATCTTCAGCGGATCGATACCCGTCATCTAAGCGCTCGAAGTTGCCAGGGGCTTTGCCCCACCGCAACGATGGAAGGTCGATGCCGCTAACGTAGAGCCAAGTCGCCTTTCGCGCACGGTGACCATAAGCTCCCTGCTCGACGCAACAGGTCCAACCGCCCGACCAATCCGCCACAACCCAGCCGCCCGTGCGAGGCGGCGAGTTCAGACCGAACGCCGCCCATGCATGGCTGTCCGCCGGATGCTCTAGAACACCGCCCCATCGCCTTACGGCAGCAAGCGCAGCTGCGAAGGTCCCGCCATCATCACCTAGCCGTCTACGGACTTTCGCAGACGGACCGCCAAACCAGTAGCGCCCCCACCGCTGGCAAGGTGGATGCGCCACCACCGGATGCGGGCCGGCATAGGCGCGAGCGTCCCGCGCCTCGTCCCACGGGTCCACGTCCGGCAGGCCGAAATAGCAGCCGCCCGTTTCAACATAGAGCGCGGCGATCATATTAGGCACTCCGTTGCAACCACTGCTCTAGGGTTCACCGTGAACCCCGAACCCCGGACAGATCGGGAACACGCCCTCCATCGCGGACACGCACCCCCGGAAAACTCACGCTTTCGCGCCATTGCGGAACAGGCCCGCCGTGTTTGTAAACCGAAGGTCGGGGGTTCGAGCCCCTCACTCGGCACCAACGATTGCAGTAGCTTAGCAGCTACTCGCAACATGGCTAGTGGGTTCGTATGAACCTTTAGCGGTGTTCCACGGGGTTCGTGAACCCCGCTCACCAGGCCAGCGCCTCCGCCGCGCCCTTGAGAAAATCTGGGCTGAACCGCGCGTAGACCCTCGAGGTGATCCGGCTATCGGTGTGGCCGAGCAGCCCGGCGATCTGCTCCATCGGCACGCCAGCCTCAGCCGCCCACACGGCTGCGCTGTGCCTCAGCATGTGCGGTGTGGCCTTGATCCCCGATCGGCGCACGGCGGCGTTCCAGGCCGTTTTAATGGAGGCGACCCGGCAACCCTTGTGTTCAATCACGTAATCGCAGGTTGCGGCAGGCAGCGCTTCCTCGAGCGCCGCGCGGGTCTGAGCGTTGATCGGCACGGTCGCCCGCCCCTTGCTCGTCTGCACCCGGTCGGGCGGGTTCAAGTCTATGATGCCTTGCTCGAGGTTCACCTGATCCCACGTCAGCTCGAGGAGCGCAGCCATGCGCGCGCCGGTGCCGATCGCCAGCTGCATGAACAGCGCGATATGCGGCGAGCCCGCCTTGGCCCCCTCGAGCAGTTTCCTGAACTGCGGTCGGGTCAAATGCCGGATGCCGGCGGTCGGCAGCTTCGGCATCGGCACGAACGGCGCCTTGGCGATCAGCTTGTCCCGCTCGGCGAGGTTGAGGGCGGCCCGGATCACCGCCAACTCATTCCGCACCGTCACCGCCGCGCAATGCTTCCGGTGCTTGCGATAGTCCGTCGCCATCGGCTCATCCACGCGGCTGATCGGGATCGCGCCCCAGAACGGTTGAGCGGCCTTCCATGCCTGCCCGGCACGCTTGATCGTCAGGATACCGGCCCGCTTGGCGAGGTAATAGGCCACCGCCTCGCCTACCGTGTTGACCCCGCCCCGTGTTGAACGCCGGGACCAGAATGCGCGAGCTGCGGCCTCGGCCGATGGTCGATCAGCCGTTCCAAGCGAATGTCGGTGGCGTCCGTGTTCGTCGCGCCAGACGATGGCGAGGTGTTCTCGGTATCGTTGGATGGTATATCCTGGCACTCGAACCTCGCGACCTCCTCGGGACGGATGCGGTACAGTTTGCCCCCGAACCGGAACGCCTTCAAGCGCCCGGCCCGGATCATGGCGTAAATGGTGTCGGTGCTGACCTGCCATTGGTAGGCTAGGCTGGCCACGGTGTACGCTCGAGCCATCATCGCCCCCTCTCCTTCGCCTTGGCCCGCAAGGCCGCTTCAACCGCTTCTCCGGTGCCCAGCGACACGATCGCGAACCGATCATCCAGCCACAGCTTGGTCATGCCGGGGTAGAACTTATCGCCGGGGATCGTTGCTAGCTTCATCGCCCTCCCCTTTCTCGCTGCGCTGAGTGGTGTCATGGGTGTTCGCCAGTTCCAACAGCACGTCGGCGTGGCAGGGCTGGTCAAGCGGGCACCAACAGGCAAGGTTCTTGCCGCTTAAGTCGAACTCGATTGCGTGTAGCGATGCTTCCGAGATACCATACTCAAGCATCGTCCCGCCGTGTCGATACGGCAGCAGTTGCTGAACGAACTTGGCGATGCATTCTTTAGCGTCACCATCGACGCCAACCTTGAACGGGTTGCCCCAGCGTCCCGGCCGAGCGACAGACACCGTGTTCGGCGGCATTTTCCAGCCCTTCTTGCGCGAGAGCTGGACGCGCACAGGATCGCTCATCGTCCTTCCTCGCTATGATCGGTGAGGAGGGCGCGCAGCCCGTCAACGCCTTCAGGACTGTACCTGGCGATGATCACCACGGCTTCAGCCAACGCGCTCGTCAGGGTGTCGACCTGCTCCCTGAGCCGATCTCGCTCGGCATAAGCGTCCAGCAAGGCGGGAACGGCGTTGCGGAGGGCGACGATTAGGGCGGCGTTCTCCTTCATCGGGAACACGCCGTTCATGTCCTCATCCCACGTCGACGCAAGGTGGCCGGTATGAGGCTGCCGCGTCCAAATGCAGGTTTCGTGCGGCTCGTTCTCAG